TTAGAAATATTCGTTGCGCCGTGTAGGTGTGGTGCAAAAAACAGATAAAGGAGTGATGTGATGGCGAGGAAAAACGCAGGATTGTGTAGCTTGTATGAAAGAACCGGGGAATTCCGGAGTTTGCAAAAAGATTTGCTGGACGACCTTGCGTCTCGCGGGTTAATCAGCAAGCCGTACATGGACAAGGTAGATGAATACATGAGCTTATGGTGCTTGCGCCGTATGCTGGAGGAAGATATTGCTGCACGTGGCGTTTATGTTGAGTATCAGAACGGAGCGAACCAAAAGGGAACCACTGATAACAAAAGTGTTGAAAAGCTGGTGCGCGTATCGTCTCAAATGCTAAGCATATGGTCGGCGCTGGGCTTTAAAGAACAAGCATCGAGCGCGAAACCGGGTTTCGGTGAGGACGATGAGTTATAAGATTCCAGATGAGGTGTTAGAATATATTTCCCTAGTTGAAAGCGCCACGCACCCAATGTGCCCGGAGCAGCAGTCGTTGTCCGCTTATATAAGGTCTGTATTTGAGGAAGAAAGCATTTATGTAGACGAGAAACAACTTAAACAATACATGGGGCTTACGAAATATTTCCCGTTTAAAACGTTATTTCCATGGGAACGTTTTTTGGTCGCCTTGTGGGATTGCACCTATCGTGAAGATGGATTTCCAAGGTGGAAAACGTTATTCTGTATGGTTGGGCGAGGAGCCGGTAAGGATGGATTAATTGCATTTGATTCGTTTGCTTCCGTGTCCCCGTACAATCCTGTTGTGCATTATGATGTTGATATTTGCGCAAATAACGAGGAGCAAGCAAAGCGACCGGTTCAGGACGTGATTGAAGCGTTGGAAACTCCAGGTAATGAAGCAAAGCTTAATCGTTTCTATTACCATACAAAGGAAGTGGTACAGGGACGTAAAAACAAAGGATGCATTAAAGGCAGGACAAACAATCCAAAAGGTAGGGACGGGATGCGTTCCGGAAAGACAATTTTTAACGAGGTACATGCCTATGAAAATTATGACAACATAAAAGTGTTTATTACCGGGCAGGGAAAGGTAGCGCAGCCGCGCGTTGGGATATTTACATCAAACGGAGACGTCAACGACGGCCCACTTGATGATTATCTTGCGAGAGGACGTCGAATTTTGTTTGAAGGAGAGCCAGATAATGGCTTTTTGCCGTTCATTTGCTGCCTAGAATCAAAAGAGCAAGTGCATGATCCAGAAAACTGGTATATGGCGAACCCATCTTTGGAATATATGCCGAATTTGCGCCAGGAGATCGAGGATGAATACCGGGACTGGTGTGACCATCCGGAACAAAACGCCGATTTTTTAACAAAGCGGATGGGGATCCGGGCAGGGTTTAAAGAGTTGTCCGTTACGGATTATGAAAAGGTTTTGGCTACAACCAGGCCAATAGAAGCAAGGGCGGGACAGGGCTGCACGGTTGGGATTGACTATGCGGAACTGTCCGATTGGGCTGCAATCAATGTCCATTTTCGCATTGGAAACGAAAGGCACGACATCAATCATGCGTGGATCTGTGCGCAATCCAAAACCCTATCTCGTGTAAAGGCGCCATGGCAGCAGTGGGCGAAGGAGGGGCTGGTAACGGTGGTGCAGGATGTGAGCATCCATCCTGACCTGTTGGCCAGATATATTTTAGATATAGCCAGAAGATACAATATCAAAATGTTGGCAATGGACCATTTCAGATGGGCGCTGGTGTCGGAGAGCATGCAAAAAATAGGGTTTGATGCGAACGACAAAAGCCGTGTTAAACTTGTCCGTCCGTCCGACATTATGCAGGTGGACCCAATTATCCAGGAATGCTTTGATCGGCAGTTGTTTCGATGGGGAAATAATCCGTGCTTGCGTTGGGCTGTCAATAATACCAAGAGAGTGCGGAGCAGTCGGAGCGCCGGCGTTGACACCGGAAATTTTATCTACGCAAAAATAGAGGCAAAGAGCCGCAAGACCGACCCGTTTATGGCACTGGTGGCGAGCATGACGGTTGAATCGGCATTAGGCAACGGTCAACCGCTAAAAATTCCAACAATAGGAACTATGGTGTTTTAAAAAGAACCTTAATTTCAGGGTTCTTTTTTTATTGCCTGAAAGGTGGTGAAAATATGGCGATTAACTTTTTAAAGTGGCTGACAGGGAAAAGGACCGGAGCGAAACCGATAAGCATTGACTGTGCGGAAATAATGGAATTAGCTGGAGATTATGCGCTCCGGGAACTGTGTTTTATGTCCTGCATAGATATGGTTGCAAATGCAATTGGGCGATGTGAATTTCGAACGTACCGCAGAGGCAGTGAGGTTCAAGATTTTGAATATTACATGCTTAACGTTGAGCCAAATGTAAACCAAAACAGCACAGAGTTTTGGCACAAGGCAATCTATAAGCTTTATACGGAAAATGAAGCGCTCATTATCAGCACAAAAACGAGATCGGGAAGGGATTGCCTGGTTGTGGCGGATAGCTGGGGAGACGGCGAACATTATCCGGTCAAGCTGAACGAATACAAAAACGTTCAGGTTGGGGATTTTACCTATACAAAAACATTCCGGGAAAACGAAGTGATCCATCTTAGGCTAAACGCGGAGAACATCCGCCCGGTATTAAATGCACTGTATATTTCGCTGTCAAAGCTGTTGGAGGCGGCGGAAGCAAATTTTATTAGTACAAATGGGAGCCGACTGAAAGTGCATATCAACCAAGTTTCGCAGGAACAGGAAGGATGGGAAGCGGCTTTTAAATCTATGCTGGAAAAAAACGTCGGGCCGTTTCTGCGAAATCCGTTTGCTGTGCTTCCAGAATATGACGGATATGAGTATACAGAGATGGGCAGTGGATCTTCTCCTACGACGTCAGACGAATCGCGGAAGTTGATTGAAGATATCTTTAATTTTACAGCTCGTGCGTTTCTTATTCCAGTGGTTTTAATTAATGGGAATGTCGAAGGGACAGAAGATGCAAACAAGCGGTTTTTAACTTATGTAATCGATCCGATTTGCGACCAGATCCAAGAGGAACTTAACCGGAAACGATATGGCTTTGAGGATTGGCGTGCCGGTAATTTTGTCCGGGTAGACAGCAGCAGCATCATTCATTTCGACATCTTTGAAAACGCATCTAACATTGAAAAGGTTGTAGGTTCCGGCGTGTTCAGCCTAAACGATGTGCTGAGGGCCGCCAATCAGCAACCTATCAATGAAGCGTGGGCCAATCGGCACTATATGACTTTAAATATTGCGACGATGGGCGAACAAACGCGCCAGCTCGAAGGGGGGTGAGTGAATGAAAAAATATTATGCAATCCAGCAGGTTGATCGTGCGGCAGACATCTATATTTTCGGAGACATTGTGCCGTGGGAATTTTTTCCTGGCGATGTATCGGCGAATGGGATTGTCGAACAGATCAAAAGCCTTGACGCGGATGAAATTCGCGTGCATATTGACAGCTACGGCGGAAGCGTGTCGGAAGGATGGGCAATCTACAATGCCCTTCGGCAGCATCCTGCCAAAGTGACAACTTATGGGGATGGATTTGTCGCAAGCGCTGCGCTGTATCCGTTCCTGGCTGGCGATGAACGTGTTGCGTCTAATTTGTCCGCCTACTATTTCCATCGGGTCGCCATTGCTACTGAAGGTTACGCGGACGAACTGCGCAAGGCGGCGGACGAAGCCGAACAGATGACGGAGATTGGGATCCGTGCATTTGTTGAACGTGCAGGGATGGATGAATCTGAAGTTCGGTCGATGATGGAGGCGGAAACATGGTTGACGCCAACGCAGGCCCTGGAACATGGGCTGGCAACCTCTGTTACCGCCGATGCGGCGTTGCCCATTGCGCAAGCAGTCAAAAGAACAATTATGAGGCAAGTGCTTGAAAAAAGCAATCTTGCCGACAAGATTTCATCTGAGGCGCAAGAAAGCGTCCCGGCTGTTTTTGTGCAGGCTGTGGGAGCTCCATTGGAGCCAACATTGAAGGATTTAATTAAAAACATGATTTGAAAGGGGATCGAAAATGAGAAGCAATGATTTAACCGTAACCCGTGACGACGTACGGGCGCGCCTGATGCAGGCGATTGCCGACAATGACAAGGGCGCCTATGAGCAGGCGTTTAACGACATGATCGGATGCATCGAGGACGACATCTGCCAAAAGCATGCGGCCTCTCTTGACGAGATCCGCGAAGAAGCCGACCGAAAGGTTTTGGCCGAGCGTGGCGTCCGGCAACTGACTGCCGATGAGCGGAAATATTATCAGAAATTTGCTGAAGCCGCTCGTAGCAAGGATCCGAAACAGGCGTTGCTGAATGCGAACCTTGTGATGCCGGAAACAGTGCTTGATGCAGTGTTTGACGAGCTTCAGACGAGCCATCCCTTGTTGTCGCATATTCAGTTCACCAACACGCGCGGTGCGATCCGCATGATGATGAACACCAACGGCTATCAACAGGCGGCTTGGGGAAAACTGTGCGATGAAATTGTACAGGAGCTCACCTCCGGTTTTAAAGAGGTCGATACTTCTTTACTGAAACTGTCCGCGTTTATGCCGGTGTGCAAGGCAATGCTGGAGCTTGGGCCAGAGTGGCTGGACAGCTTTGTCCGACAGGTTCTGTATGAGGCTTATGCCAACGGCTTGGAGGCAGGGATTGTGGCTGGTGACGGCAATGACAAGCCCATCGGCACGAATCGACAGGTAGGTGACAATGTGACAGTAACCGGCGGCGTATATCCTGTCAAGGCACCGATTGCGGTTTCAGACTTTTCTCCCGCTACTGTGGGAAATCTGTTAGCGCTGCTTGCCGTCGACCCAAATGGAAAACCCCGTAACGTTCGAGACGTGATTTTGATTGTCAATCCTGTGGACTACTTCCAGAGGGTCATGCCTGCTACCACAATGATGACGCCGAACGGCACTTACGCTAATGACGTTATGCCATACCCGATGAGCGTAATCCAATCTCCTGCTGTTACACAGGGACAGGCGATTATTGGCCTTGGTTATAAGTATTTTGCAGCCATTGGTTCTGCGCGCGATGGGCAGATTGAGTACAGCGATCATTATCACTTCCTGGAGGATGAGCGTGTATATCTGATCAAAGGCTATGCCACAGGGTTCCCGATGGACAACAATGCGTTTTTTGTGCTGGATATCTCTGCAATTCAGCCTGCGGTCTGGAAAGTAGAACAGGTAGACGCCCCAACTGAATCCGCAGTCGCTGACTTAGCTGATCTTCGCATTGGCGGGCTGTCTCTGTCGCCTGCATTTGCGGCCGCTACCACGACTTACACCGCTACTACAACCAACGCCACTAACACGGTGAACGCGATCCCGGCTGATGCTGGCGCAAAGATCGAGATTACCAACGAGGACGCAGAGGATACCACTGTTAATGTTATCAATGGACGCGCAGTAACCTGGGGCACTGGAGCAAATACCTTGACCGTTAAGGTGACTGCCGCTAACGGCACCACTACCAAGTCCTACACTGTCACTGTCACGAAGTCCTGATGACGAGGCAGAATGTTCCGGAGGAGCTCCTAGCAGATGTAAAAAATTACCTCAACATTACATGGAGTGATCCGGATACGGACAGCAAAATCTCCGGGCTGATTGCCTCCGCTTCGGTTTACCTTGACAGCAAGCTTCCGCAGTCGGCTGACTATGAACAGGACGGGATCCCACGGACATTGCTGTTTGAGTATGTGCGTTATGCCAGGGACAGCGCGCTGGATGTGTTTGAAAACAATTACCGGTCGCTGATTTTGGCGGCGCAGCATGAAGGGCTGGTGATCAACAATGCCATGGGAAACGCCGTTCAGGCCGAGAACGGATAACAGGGTTACGCAGAATTTCTGTGACGGCGTTGTGACAGTGTACGCCGTCACGGATACTGCGAGGCCTGGATATCAGCCTAAGCCAGGGTTGACAAAAAAGGTTAGTCTCCGGTACGAGGAACAACGACTCGGAATTCAACGGTACTATGATGCGATGCAAAATCAAATCCAGGTGGAGCGAGTGTTGCGCGTCCCAAGGCATGGGAACATCAACAATCAGGATGTCGCTGTAACGGAGGACGGGAGGCAGTACCAAATTGATCTCGTACAAAGCACAGTAGACGTTTATCCTCCGGCTCTGGATATCACGCTAACGAAGATTGAACAGGAATACGAGGTGCCGGAAGATGACATGGTATGAACAAATTATTGCAGCCCATACGGCCGTGACAGAGGCGGTAAGCCATGTGCAGCGACTGAAGTCCAACCGATATTTTGTTTGGCAGGAAGAAGGAGCAAACGACTTCGAAGCCGACGGCGTCCATGCAGAGCATGCCGTTAGGGGAACAACCGACTTGTTCACAAAGAACGAGTTCGACCCTTGGAAAGAGCAGTTTGAAGCATCGCTCGACGCTTCCGGAGGGATCGCTTGGTACTTGAATACCGTCCAATACGAGGAAGATACTGGCTTCTATCACTATGAATGGGTGTGGGAGATCGGTAGGTGATTCATTTGGCAAAAGTGTCTATTAAACTAGGGGACGCTTATGCGATGCGAATTTCAAAGCTTTCAAAGGGATCGGATGAAATCATTAAAAAGGCGGTTTATAACGGCGCCGGGGTTGTAGCGGATGCAATCAGATCCAACATTTCCAACTTGCCGGAAACAAGTTTTCGCCACTTGAAAGATGGGGAAAAATTTGACGGCGTGCCGGAGGAACAAAAACAAGCACTTTTAGATGGACTTGGAATCTCTCCAATCGAATCAGACGACAAAGGAAATGTCAATGCAAAAATCGGGTTTGATGGGTATGGCGCTACCCCTACAAAAAAATATCCGTTAGGGCTTCCGATTCCAATGATTGCCAGATCAGTTGAAAGCGGATCGTCTGTGCGAGTCAAAACCCCATTTGTGCGTCCGGCAGTGAAATCATCACAAAATGCAGCAGAAAAAGCAATGGAAGAAATTGTAAATGAAGAAATTAAAAAAATAATGGGAGTGTGATTATATGCCAAAAATCGGGCTTTCTTTTCCGTATATCGCAGATTATTCCTATGACGCATCCGGAGGCGTTACATATTCAAACGGCGTCAAAATGGGCCGGGCAGTGAGCTACAGCACGGACGTATCCACAGGCGATGACAATACTTTTTATGCCGACAATCAGCTTGCAGAAAGTGAGAGCGGGACGTTTTCGTCAGGCACGCTGACGATTACAACTGCCGAGCTTACACAAGGTGTCAGTATGAAAATTCTAGGTCTCCAGCAGAAGACGATTGAAGTCGGGGAACAGCAAATAACGTTGAACGTCAGCGACGACCGTGCGAAAGCGCCAAACCTTGGGTTCGGCGTAATTGAAAAGCTGCGGATCAATGGAGCAGACAAGTACCGTGCGGTAATTTTGCTTAAAGTCAAATTCAATATTCCGAACGATGCGGCAGACACACAGGGAGAAACCATTGAATGGCAGACAGCAGAAGCAACGGCATCTATCATGCGGGACGACACAGAAAATCACGCATGGAAGTATGACGTAATTGTAGACAGCGAGAGTATGGCAGACGCGGTAATCCGTCAAGTGCTGAACATTACGGATGCGACACTTGAAACGCTGACGGTGCAGAGCGCGGCCGGAACGGCGCAGGGAGATACCAAGCTGACGGTAACGCCTGAATTGACAGAAGGTAGAACCTACCGCTATGCGACTGGCCAAAATGTTTCGTTGCCGACATTGTATCAAGACCTTTCTTCTTGGTCACCCTGGAACGGAACGGACGAAATTGCAGCAACCTCCGGAGAAAAAATTGTTGTTGCCGAAGTGGATAACGTTGGTCTTGCTATGGCTGCTGGCGAAACAACGGTGACCGCAAATGCAGGTACATAATATGACCAGGTTGATCATGGTAAAGATTTTGGGCGAGGCGTATCCGCTCAACTATTCTGTGCGGGCTGCCCGAAAAATTGCGGAAGCGGAAGCGATCAAGGCGTCGGAGCAAAAGACAGCAAGTGATGAAGCATCAGAAGTTGCTGTTTCCAGGAAATTAGAACAGGATGTTTGGACGCTTTCCGTCTTATTGGATGAAGGGGCTGCGTACAAGGAACTGTTTGACGGAGAGAAAATCAGGCGGTTCACCGGCGAAGAACTTGAAACAATCCTTTCTCCAGGAGAAACGTTTGCCCTCGGAGAAAAAATTCGAGAGGCGGTCAAGGCGGGGCTTGCAAGAGAAATTGAGGTCGCGCCGGAAAAAAACGCAAAACCCGCGCCAGCAAAAAAGAGGGCATAGGCTGGCTATTAGTGTGGCGCGGGATTTTGAACGTTCCGTTCCCCGAGTTTTGGGCGATGCCGCAAGGCTTGTTTTTAGACATGATTGCGGCGTATCAAATTACACACGGCGCAAAGGAAAAGAAAAAAGCTGCGCCGTGGGAAGATTATGGGATGGTGATCCCGGATATTCCATAAGAAGCAGGGGCGCCCAATTGGGCGCTCCGCTTTTCTTTCGAAAATAACTGCGGAGGGATGATTGGATGCCAGCGTATGATATTGGGCCTAGGATTGGCATTGAAGGAGAAAAACAGTTTAAAAGCGCGCTGGAAATGATCAATAGTGAAATTAGAGCGCTGAACAGCGAACTAAAGGCATCGACCACCGCGTTTGATAAAAATGATAAATCAGTAGAAAACTTAACAAAACGCAATGAAACGCTGGAAAAAACAGTAGAGGCACAAAGAAAAAAGTTAACTGCTCTTTCTGCCGAATATGACAGGCAGAAATCAAAGCTTGATGAATTAGCCGTCGCACTGGAAACAGCGAGAAAAGAAAACGACGAGAACTCTGATGCAGTCGCAAGCGCCGAAGTTGCTTATGCAAAACAAGTAAAAGCAGTAAACCGGCTTGAAACACAAATAAATGGCGCACAGAGCGAGATTAACCGAATGACACGGGAAATCTCGGAAAACGAAAGCACAATCGCTTCCGCGCAGAGCAAGACCAAGCAGTATGGGGGCGAGCTGCAAGAGCTTGGAAAGAAAGCAGAAGATGCCGGGGACAAGATGGAAAAGCTTGGAAGCGCTTGGAGCACGGCGGTTTCTGCTCCGCTTGCCGGAGGACTTACCGCCGCCGCAATGGCATCCGAAAACATTGACAGCGCTATGTCAATGTTTGAAACAAGGCTTGGCGCGACAGAAGCGGAAACAGAACAATATCGGGAAATATTAAGCGAAGTAGGATCAACCGGCGTCGGAGCTTTCCAGGATATTGCTGCAGCGACAATATCTGTAGAGCAAAACATGAAAGGGCTGTCCGACGACGCGCTTGCCAATGTGACAGAGGAAGCAATGGCACTGTCACAAGTTATGGGATATGACGTTTCAGAGGTGACCCGCTCGGCCGGCACGTTGATGAAACAATTTGGCCTCGACGGGGAGCAGTCACTTGACCTGATCGCAAAAGGATACCAGAGAGGGCTCGATTTTTCCGGGGAATTTTTGGATACCCTGAATGAATACTCCGTGCATTTTAACGCGCTTGGGTTCTCTGCCGAGGACATGTTTAATATCTTGATCAAAGGCGCGGAAGAAGGCGCATGGAATCTGGATAAGGTCGGCGATGCGATCAAGGAAGGGAATATCCGGTTGAAGGATCTTTCCGATACGTCCCGGACGGCTTTTGAGGATTTAGGCCTGGATGCAGACCAGTTGTTTTCCGACTTTGCAAGCGGTGGAGACAAGGCGAATGCTGCATTTATGACGGTTTCTGCCGCGCTGGCCAGCGTGGAAGACGAAACCAAGAGAAACCAGATCGGCGTCGCACTGTTCGGTACGCAATATGAAGACCTGGAGAAAACGGTCGTTGCCTCGTTCGGCAACATTACAGACGAGCTTGGTGCATACCAGGGAACTGCAAGAGATGTAGCGGATGACAACCGCACGCTTTCTCAGGAAATTAAAGGCCTATGGAACGATATGCAGGACAGCATAGAACCGTTTGGCCGAACGATTGTGAAGGCGGTTCGGTCTGCAATGCCGGTCATCAAAGATATCCTTGGAGATATCGGTGATCTGGCTGAAGCGTTTTCCGAATTAGATCCGGAACAGCAGAAAACGATTTTGAATCTCGGGCTGATCGTTACGGCCGGCGGTCCTGTTATACGGACGCTGGGATCCATCACCTCCGGCGCGGGGAAGTTAGTCGGAGGGATTGGGAAATTAACTTCATCTCTTGGGAAAAAAGGCGCGACCAAGGCGATGACCGACGCCTCGACAAGCGGTGGGCTGCTGACAAAGGCGCTAAGCGCAATCAAAAGCCCGGCGGGGCTTGCGGTTACTGCGATCGGTGCCGTTGCAACGGCAGTGGGAGTTGCGCTCGTTAACGCTTACAACAAAGCGCTGGAAAAAGACCTTGCTGACCATTTCGGTGATATTGCGCTTTCGGCGGAAGAAGTGGAGGATATCGCCAAGCGCTTGACAGAAAATGATTGGACAATGCGGCTGGATGCATATGTTGACGCGAAAGCCGAATTGGAAGCGTTTGAAACGGAAATTAATGACGCTTACCAGGAAATGGGAAAACTGGATTGGAAAGTGTCGATTGGGCTTGAGCTGACCGACGCAGAAAAGGAGAGCTATCAGCAGCAAGTTACCAGTTATGTGCAAAGCTGTCAGGATTACATTGACCAACAAGGATACATGGTGGATTTGGCAATTAACGTTGCATTCGGTGAAGATTCAACCACTGGCGAAGGATTGTCCATGTTTAACAGCGCTTTTTATTCAAGTGCAAAGGATGAACTGGCTGCACTTGGTCAACAATTAGCTGATTTGGTGAACGAATCGTTTGAAAACAATACATTCGCTGAAAATCAAGTTGATATTGAAAAGATAAAAAAGCAAATGTCAGAGCTTTTGCAAGAGATTAGCGAGACGGAGATTGAAGGATCGTCAATTGAATTTGAGCTTGGATATAACAATCTTAATCTTAGTGTAGATGCGGACAGCTACACTAAGCTAAACGAGCAAATCAATGAGAATGCAAATCAGATCGAAGAAACCCTTAGAGATGTTATTCAGACGGGAACCCAAAGCATTGCGGTTGAATATGAAATGTTAATCGATGCTGGGATAAGCGAGGAAACAGCCGAAAAAGTCAAGGAACAGGCAATACAAGATTTGCAAACATATTCGGCTCAAAACATGAGTGAGGTAAGATTGCAGGGAATATATTTTGGACTTGACACCCTGTACCAGAACTACAAAGAAGAAATTGATGCAGCGACTCCACAGTTTGCAGAAACTTTTAACACCTCTTTAGACAACGCATTTGAGGATCTGGTTAGCGTTAAACATGGACTCACTTTCATCGAAAGCAATCTAAAACGCGGGCTTGACAGCATGAGTAACGCAACAAAACAAAACATACGAGAGTCACTTGAATCGCTTGGCGATCAGCCAGAAGCACTTAACGATCTAGCCAACACATTCCTTAAAGCGGGGCAAGCTGTGCCTGAGAACATTTCAAAAGGATTGTCTGACGTATATCAGATGCAGATTATGTCTGGAAATGTTGACAACCTGTATTCCTATATTGGTATGCAAATCGGACAGTCTCCAGAATATATGAAGCTGATAAAAGAGGCGCAAGCGAACGGGGAAAATATCCCGCAACAGGTGCTAGACGGTATCTCGATGACTTCTGGCCAAATATACGATGCGACAACCGGAATGTGGCGCGAAGTGTCAGAATCCTCTGTTGACGCATTGGAACTAGTTGTTGAAGAACTAAATAGCATGGGAGCAAAGCCCGGGGAGGCAGTTGCAGAGGGTTTGGCCGCCCAATATGGCCTTGTATACAATCATTCGAAAGGGTTGTGGATGGAGGCGGCTGAATCAGCTGCCGAAATGGCGCCTGTCATTCAAGAACTGTACGGCAAATATGGGAGCGAAACGGCGGAATCGTTAATCTCTGCACTAGAAGGGAAAGGCATTGCTGTTTCGAATGCTGCGACGGAGCTTTTAAAGAATCTTGAAAACGGAGCAACACTGTCGCAGGAAGACTTGCAAACGCTTTTCAGCGAACTTGGTATTTCCGTTTCCGATTCACTGATTGAATCCCTAGTAGGAAAAGAACCTGAACTGCAAATGCAGGCGGTCAGCTTGATTTCGCAGATCACGCTAGGCGCGGACTTGTCAGAGGAAGAACTTTCCGAGCGATTGACTGCACTCGGGTTGAATGTGTCTGACAGCCTGATTGATTCCTTGTTAAGCAAGGAGCCGGAAACACGGGCACAGGCAATTAGCCTGTTGCTGCAAATCTCACAGGCTGAAGAATCGGAACGCGACGGGTTAATAAACCAAATGCATCAGCTTGGGATCGATATAGACAGCGGACTGGTTTCAGGGATGAAGGCAGACGAAAAGCGCGTTGTAGGACAAGCCGACAGCTTAGGACATGCTTCAGTTGACACCATTAACAATGTTACCGGGAATGCCGTTTATGACGGCGGTACAATGGGCGACATTGACGGTGCAACAGATGCCGCAAAACGCGCTGGGGATGAAATTCAAAGCTTTTTTAACGGCCATCGTTATACAGTGTTTTTGGGAGCGAGTGTTGCGGCTGTTACTTCGGCTGCAAGTGCCGCCTTAAATGCAATTGGCTACAACGCAACCGGCAACATCATTACAAAGCCGACCTTAACCTATGTCGCGGAGGAGTATCCGGAGGCAATCATACCTCTCGATCCAAATCGAAGGGCACGGGCAATCGACTTGTGGACAGAAACCGGCAACATGCTCGGCATATCCTATGCGGCCGAAGCAGGCCGTGCAATGGGGCAAGGCAGAGCCTATACGCCCGGAAGCAATGGAGGCAGCAATAGCAATAACAATATCACTTATTCCATCGGCGGCGTTACGATCAACACGACAACAGAAAATCCGCAGGAACTCGCGGAAGAAATGCTGGAGCAAATTCAAGTGCAGATTCAAAGGAGGGCGGCAATGTATGGCAGTGTTTAGTTATTTTACATTCGGAGGCGTGTCGTCTCTGGATTTTGGGCTGAGAATCAGCGAGCCAAGAACGTTGCAATCTGCTACCCGTGATGTATCTGTGTTATACGTTCCTGGACGGAACGGGGCGATAATTCAGGACGAAGGTACGTTCCATAATGTGGATATTGCGTACGATACATGGATTGAAACACCAGACCGTGACGCCGTGGCCAAGCATGCGCGTGCGGCTAAGGCTTGGCTTTTGTCCAATCCGGGAGAATACCGGGAGCTTTGCGACACCTACGATCCGGATTATTGCCGGATGGCGTGCTGCATTAATGGGCTTGATATTGACCGGCGTGCATGGCGGTTCTTGTCGCAGGAAATTGTGTTTTCCTGCACCCCTTATCTGTACCTAAGAACCGGATTGCTGCTGCGTGAGATTTCCACATCCGGGACAAGCTTGGTATTTAATCCTGAAGCGTTCCCGTCGAACCCGTATTTTAAACTTTACGGGAACGGTGACCTCACCCTGACTGTGAACGAATCGGAATGGACGTTTTCTGACATAACGGATTATGTGGAAGTTGACGCAGAAACAAAGAACACATTTAAAGGTGCGCAGCTTCTCAATTCCCAAAAGACCGGAGCCGGCTATCCGATTTTTTTGCCTGGGACAAATGAAATTGCTGTTTCCGCAAACGTGTCTAAACTAGAAATGAAACCGAGGTGGTGTACGCTGTGATCCCAATCTTATATGCGGCCGGAAGCAATGATTTTTCCAATGACGGGATCGGTATGCTGTCTGATGCGCTGTCATGCTTTGTGGAGGAAGAACGCAACGGCCCGTTCGAATGCGAGCTGACCTATCCGACGTCCGGTGTGTTATACGACCAAATAAAGAACGATTGTATTATCAAGGCGAAAGCAAATGATAACGGAAACGATCAATTGTTCCGGGTGTACAAGATTACTAAGCCGATTAACCGGATCGTTACGGTTTACGCCGAACATATCAGCTATCTGTTGAATGGGAACCCAGTGTTTGATTGGAGCGTAGAAGGCAGCGCACAGGCGGCGATTACATCGTTGCTCAATAACGCGCTGTTTGGCCACTCGTTCCAGGCGTTTTCGAATATTAACGATTCCAGGCAGACGTCCTTGCCCGGCCCGCAAATGGTGCGCGGTTGTTTGTTCGGCCAGACCGGATCTGTGCTTGACGTTTGGGGCGGTGAATTTGAGTGGGATAATTTTCGGGTCTGCCTTTATGAGCATCGAGGCAATAACAATGGTGTATCACTGGAATACGGGAAAAATATCACGGATTTAACGCAGGAAGAAGAAATTGGAAACACTTGCACCTGCATTGTGCCGTATGCAAAGCAGACTATTGACCGGGTCGATCACTATTATTATTTGGCTGACAAATACATAGATGCGCCCAATGCGGACAAGTTTTCGCATCAGAAAGCAAAGCTGGTTGATTTTTCCGAAAAGTTTCAGAATGAAGGGGAACAAATCACACCGACAGAATCAGAACTGTATGAATTGGGACAGGATTACATCCAACGGAACCAGATCGGCGTTCCGAATGTATCCCTTACTGTAAAATACCTGGAGCTTTTGGAAAAGGTTTCCCTTTGCGATACGGTAACGGTTGATTTCCCGGCGCTGGGCGTCAGCGCTACAGCAAAGGTAACGAGAATTAAATATAACACCTTGCTGGAACGGGTGGAAGAAGCTGGGATTGGGGAGGCACGGCCCAACTTCGCAAAGTCGTATCAGGAAACCGTTTCCGGCGTAGACAAGCTCCCTTCGTCCATGCAAAGCGCTATGTATGCGGCAGTGCAGAATTCTACAGGGCTAATTACTGGCGCAGATGGCGGCCATGTTGTCATCAAGCTGGATGAAAATAAAAAACCGCAGGAAATTCTGATTATGGATTCGGAATACATGGAATCCGCGCAAAAAGTCTGGCGGTGGAACATCAATGGTTTCGGCTATTCTTCGTCTGGCGTGAACGGCCCATATGAAACAGCAATCACAATGGATGGCGCGATTGTTGCAAATTTTATCACGGCTGGAACTCTATCTGCAAATATTATTCGAGCTGGAGTGCTTCAAAATGAGGAGAACACGGTGTCTTTTGACCTGGATGCTGGCCGCATAATTACAGAAAATGGGGCATACAAGCTTACTCTTTGGGCAGGCCAAATGATAACAGAGAAGAATAATGTCCTCACTTCTAGTTTATACAGTGCCGGAGGAGACGGTAATGCTGGCGCGTTTGTACTATACTCAAATGGAATTGAGACTACTCGGATTGATGGTGGAAATATAACTTGCAACGGAGATATAACTTGCAACGGAGATATAACTTGTACCGGAGTTGTGTCGGATTATCTGAATGGATATAAACTAGCTCTAAAACAAGTAACAGGAACAGATGGAAGCTCTTGTTGGGCCTTTTGTGCAGTTGACTAGAAGAGGAGGATCAAAATGGTAACTGAAAAGCTTTCGCTTGTGGCAGATAACGCCTCTGTGTCACAGGTGATCCGGGCCGTTCAAGGCGAAAACAATGCGCGTACATTCCAGTTTGAAATCATTGACAGCACAGGCGAAGTGTTGGACTTGACCAATGCGACAGTAACCTTCTATGTTATGAAACGAGATGGGACGATCTCTATGATACCGGCTAACGTTTCTGGAACATTGGTTAGTGTTACACTTACGCTTCAAGCGGCTGCGGTGCCGGGAGACAACCCTTGCTGGATTCAGGTCGTAAGCACAACCTATGATCTGAGGATTAACAATTTAATTTTAAGGGTGCTCCCTTGTAGTTTCGACGGAGCAGTGCAAAGTTCAAATGAATTTACTGTGCTGAGCGAGCTAATTTTGGATGCTCAATCTGCGATCCAAGACGCCGAAACGGCAACAGGTTCCGCGAACAATGCAGCGAGCGCTGCAAATTCTGCCGCAGAAACCGCAACAAACGCCGCTAGTGCAGCAAATACGGCAGCAGGTGCGGCTAACACCGCCGCCGGAACAGCGAATACGGCTGCAGGAACAGCAACCGATGCCGCAACTGCAGCGAATAGCGCCGCATCGTCTGCGACTTCGGCCGCTAGCGCAGCAAATACGGCGGCTGACCGGGCGAATGATATTGCGGATGATATCGATGCACATATAGCAAGCGTAGCCGTTCAAAAGAGCGGAGATACCATGACCGGCGCGTTAAATTTGAATGTCCCGTTAGCCATTGCATCGGGAGGAACAGGATCAAATACTTCATCTGGTGCCTTCTCCAACATAGTGTCTCCCGGCGGCGAGATGACGGGCGCGCTGACGATGAACAATGGAGTAACGATAAACGGGAAGTTGTCAGATGGCAATGTGGCCACATTAATTACACGGCACACAAGCGATAACATTTGGATTGGCAGTGCGGATGCAGAGGGAGCCTTGAACCAAGGCAGCATCTATCTCGCCACCAGCGCCAACGGGGATGCCTATGTCAGCCGTCAGAATGTGCGGGGCAAGATCCTGGATTATGGGTTTGTCGGGAATCTGCTGTGGGAAGGGAATTGGTCGAGTGGAACAATCAGCATTCCGGAGACCAGTCAGTACAAGCTCTTTATGTTCTATACCGAAACAACATCCGGCGGCACAATGGGAACTCCAATTTTAGGTATGAAACATGGAAATACCTATCTGCGCGGCGTGGGTGGCTACAATTCTTCTTCCGCGCTGTATATTTCGGGATTGGCGATTACATTGTCCGGGAATACTTGGACGTTTGTGGAATGTGTCAGCAACAATTTCGGGACAAACGCAAAGACGGACATTATCATTGTATCTATTTACGGCCTGATATAAGCGAGGAGGGAAACACAATGCAAATCCAGGTAAAGGACGGGTACCTGACGGGGTATGCGACGGTCGGCGGGTTCCCGGACGGGATCGAGGTGGACGCGGCGTTGATCGAGGCGATTGACCCGCAGAAGCTCTATTGCTACCGGTACGAAAACGGCGTGCTGGCGCTGGACGAAGAAAAATGGAGCGCCGAACAGCAGGCGGCGGAAGAAGCGGCGCTAAAGGAGCGGTACATTCCGAGCGCGCAGAACTCCATGGAAGCGGTCGCCCGGATGGCGTTGGCGGCATTGGCGCCGGAGGATGACGACGCGCGCCTCCGGGCGTCCGGGCTGTACGCGGACTGGTCGTCCGGCGCGTATGCGGTCGGGGACATCCGCAACGCGGGCGGGCAGACGTGGGAGTGCTTCCAGGCGCACGATAACGCGGTTTACCCGGACATCCGGTCCGGGAACGCGGCGTGGCATACCTTCTGGCGTCCGTTGCACGGGAAAAGCGCGGAGACCGCCCGCCCGTTCGTCGCGGTGCAGGGCGCGCACGATATGTACCGCGCGGGGGAGTACATGGTATGGACGGACGGCGGGATTTACCGTTGCGTGTCGGATACGAACTTTTCGCCTGCGGATGATGCGCAGGCGTGGGAGAAGGAGGGAACAGCATGAAAATCAACTGGAAGGTGCGGTTTAAGAACCCGGTATTTTGGTTCAACCTGGCGGCGGCGATTGTCTTGCCGATCCTTGCTTATCTGGGGCTGAACTGGGAGGACATGACAAGCTGGGCGGCGCTTGGGAACGCCCTGTTGTCTGCGGTAAAAAGCCCGGTCATCCTTGTTTCCGTGCTGGTTTCGGTGTGGAACCTGATTAACGACCCGACGACAGCCGGGCTGTCCGATTCTAAAAATGCGCTGTCCTACGACGAACCGAATAAGGAGAAATAAAGATGGATCCAGTCAGATACAGCGTATGCGAAGAACATAAAAAGGTGATCGATGAGCGGTTCGCGCGGGACAAGGAGCGGCTGGACCATATCGAAACAAAACTGGATGACGTTCAGACGCTATCTATCCAAATGGGCGAAATTCTAAAAAAATATGATGATAAAATTGAGGGACAGAGCAGAGAACTGGAA